AAACTCTTTTTGGAAATGTAGATGACACATACTACACTCCATTAGCAGTACAAGCATATTTAAGAGAAGCAGGAACTGCTACAATTGCAAGAATTGCAGGTGTTGGTGGTTATGTTGAAACAGCTCCTTTGTTGTTAACAGCAACTTCAGGTTCTACAACAGCATCTTTGGGTATCTTATTCAACGCTACTTCAGCTTCTAACTTAGGTTTCGCTGGTTCAACTGTAACTTCAGGTTCAACAGGTGAATTCTTATTATCAGGTTCAAATGCAGGTGTATTATCAGCATCTTTGGATTCAACCGATGTTAACGATATCGAAGCAGTATTTGGTACATCTGCATTTGGTTCTAAAAAACCTTATGTTTATGGATTTTTCAAAAATGCTAATATGACATTTGATGCAAATTTTTCAGCATCAGTAACTGTTTTAGGAAATCAATCATTTGCATTTGATGCACAAGAGGCATTAACTCCAATGATTCAATCTCAAACTATTAGTGGTGAAAGATTCCCATTATTCCAATTCGAAACATTGGGTGTTGGTAACGCATCAAACACTAAAGTTAAAATAGGTATTACAAATATCAAAGCTGCAGGTAGTGTAAATGGCACTGATTATGGTACATTCACAGTAGTTGTTAGACAATTTAACGATACAAATAAAAAGAAGCTTGTATTAGAAACATTCTCTAATGTAAACTTAGACCCTAACTCTCCTAACTACATCGCAAGAGTAATCGGAGATAGAAAATTATCAATTGATTCAACTGGTAAAATTTCTGAAGCAGGTGATTGGGTAAATAACTCAAAATATGTAAGAATTGCAAACTTAAACGAAGGAGCACCTATTCAGGCAGTACCTTTCGCACATGCAGCTTATACATTACCTATTTCAGCATCTACATTAGTAGGTTCAAAAATACCAGCAGTAACATTCGTAACTTCATCAGCAACACAATATGGTGGAATCGATTTAGATTTCAATACCGATAACTTATTCTACGCTAAACCACTTCCAACAGGAGCTGGTGTAGGTTCAAATTCAGTATTCGGATTAGATGCAGCAAATGGTGGAAACAAATTATTAGATGATACTATAACACCAGTTTCTGAAAGAAATTTCGTTGTAGCATTTCAAGATGGATTTGATGGTATGAACCCAGCAACTCCTATCTATAAAGGTTCTGATATCGTAGCAGGTAACTCACAAGGTTTCAACTTAGCAACTTCAACGGCAAGTGGTTCGGTAGCATATAGTAGAGCAATTGCAGCATTATCAAACGCTGATGAATTTGATATCAATATGGTTGTAACTCCAGGTGTTGTAAGAAGACTACACACTTCGACTGCAACTGAAGTATTAGATATGGTTGAACAAAGAAATGATTGTTTCTATATTATGGATACAAACGCATTTAGTGATTCAATTGCAGAAGCAAACACACAAGCACAAGCAATCGATTCAAATATGGCGGCAACATATTATCCTTGGGTTAAAACAATCGATGTTAACACTAACAAATTAATCGCAGTACCACCATCAGTATTATTACCAGGGGTATTTGCAGCAAACGATAGAGTAGCAGCAGAATGGTTCGCACCAGCAGGTTTGAATAGAGGTGGTTTATTAGGAGCAGTAAGTGTTCAAAATAGATTAACTCAATCAGAGAAAGATTCTTTATACGAAAACAAAGTAAACCCAATCGTACAATTCCCAGGACAAGGTATTGTAGTATTCGGACAAAAAACATTACAAGATAAACCATCTGCATTAGATAGAATCAATGTAAGAAGATTATTGTTGACTGTTAGAAAGTATATCGCATCTACATCTCGTTACTTAGTGTTCGAACAAAACACATCAACGACAAGAAATAGATTCTTAAACATCGTTAATCCTTATTTAGAATCAATCCAACAAAGACAAGGTTTGTACGCATTCCGTGTTGTAATGGATGATACTAATAATACTCCTGATGTAATTGATAGAAACATTATGAAAGGTGCTATCTACTTACAACCAACTAAGACAGCTGAATTCATTCAAATTGATTTCAACATCTTACCAACTGGAGCAGCTTTTAACGGATAATTTAGAAATTAGATATTTATAATAGAAACAATTAAATAGACAAAAAGATGCCAGAAGTATTAGAGTTTGACAAAATGTTTTATACGAACTTCGAACCAAAGTTGGGTAACCGATTTATTATGGAAATCGATGGTATAGAATCATATATAATTAAAACCGCAGCAAGACCAACTTTCACTTCAGAGATAGTTGAGTTAGACCATATAAATGTAAAGAGAAAAATTAAAGGAAAATCCAATTGGGATGATTTGGAAATCACTCTTTACGACCCAATCGTACCATCAGGAGCTCAGCAAGTGATGGAATGGGTAAGACAATCTCACGAATCATTAACAGGTAGAGATGGATACGCAGCTTTCTATAAGAAAGATGTAACATTCTTCCTATTAGGACCAGTGGGTGATAAAGTTGAACAATGGACTCTTAAAGGAGCATTCATTTCTTCAGCAAACTTCGGCGAATTAGATTGGGCTTCAAATGACCCACTTTCAATATCTTTAACTTTAACATTTGACTACGCAATTCTTGAGTACTAATCTCTAATTGTAAACTTTAAAATAACTAAAAGGGGGTGTAGAAATACATCCCTTTTTTATGTCTTATTTAGAATCATTCTAAATTTTAAAAATAAATGACAAAAAGCTTGACTTTTGCTGTGAAATGTATTATCTTTACTATGTAATAAAACGATAAAGATATGGAAAACGAAGAAATTGTTGCGATGAATGTGGTTGAGTATGTTGATTTCTTAATTGCGATGGCGGAGTTCAACGGGCATAATGACCCTCATAAGGTCAATTGGGATTATTGGGCTTGGCATGGATTAGTGAGTGAAACTCGATATAGTGAGGCAACTCTGGCATTAGATTTAAGAGGTATCCACTCTTGGCAGTTTAATTATTAAAATTTTTATAGTACTTAGTAGAAAGGAGGACAGAAATGTTCTCCTTTTTTGTTTTATATATACTTATATACAAACATTAAGTTATTATTATGGAACAACAAAAAATTGAACAACAAGTTACGAGAGGATTGGGTAGTACTCCAATTCAAACACAAAAGAATTTCCCATTCCCTACTGAAACAATAAGTTTACCATCTAAAGGATTGGTATACCCTGAAAGTAATCCACTATCATCTGGTGAAATTACAATAAAGTTATTGACAGCTAAAGAAGAAGATATCTTAACTTCTACTAATTTAATTAGAAAAGGGGTTGTGATAGATAGATTATTAGATTCAATTGTTGTGGATTCAGGTGTTAAACCTGGTGATTTAGTAATTGGCGATAAAAACGCTATATTAGTAGCCACTAGAGTATTAGCATACGGACCCGAATATAGTGTAACAATTACAGACCCTAGAGAAAACGAACCAGTTGATGTAGTGGTTGATATGTCAAAATTGAAAATCAAAGAAGTTAATGAAGAATTGTTAAATAGACAAAATGAATATGAATTCATTTTACCTAAAGGACAAACTCCTATTAAATTCAAATTACTTACACATGCTGATGAATTAGCCATCAATAAAGATATTGAAGCTAGTGAAAAAGCATTAAAGCAAGGTAATGAGGTAACTACTCGTTTGAGAAGAGTTATCGTTGAAGTGAATGGTAATAAGGATATTGGTTATATCAGTAACTATGTAGTAAACCAATTACAAGCAGCTGATTCCAGAGCTTTAAGAAAGTATATCCAAACATTAACTCCGGATGTTGATTTATCTTTTGAATATACATCCCCTTTTACTGGTGAGACGGAGGCTCTCCGAATCCCTATGGGGCTTGACTTTTTTTACCCTGCCGACTAACTACGGAGTTGTTTTACACAAACAAATATTTAGTTTAATTTACAATTCAAATGGAGGATTTAATTGGCATGATGTTTACTTTATGCCAGTTAAATTGAGAGAGTTTTATTGGAAAGAGTTATTAAAATCAAAAGAATCCGAAGCTAAGGTGTATGAAGATGCAGCTCGTAAAAATGTATCTTCCAAATCAAACGCAGTTAGAAGGAAATAAAAAACTATATTTAATATTTATTGATATAGATTTTAATAATGGCAAGAAACAGACACACATCTTCCGGTAATACTAATTTAGAACGAAGTATTGGTACTCTTAACGAAACGATAACAAATTTCGATAGGAGTATTGATGGGTTAGTCCGTAGTATAAGCACATTCCAAAGTTCAGTAGGTACATTTAACGAAGCTACAAATACTCAAAGTAGAGCAGGGGGTGGCAGAACTCCTGCTCCGAGAAGAAGAAGTGCCACTGCTGCTAGAGAATCTAGACAAATGGATAGGTTCAATAAAGATGCTTCTAAATTAGGAATGGGTAAGCTCAATGATTTTACTAACAATGTGTTTGGTAAAAGAGCTACTATGAAGATGAATAAGAGTATTGCCAAAGGGTTGGGATATCTTAAAGCACCGGGTGGAGCAGGTGGTGGAACTGCTGGTATGATGGGTAAGGCTATGGGTGGATTAGGTAGCTTAGCAGGTGGTGTACTTAGAATGGCCGGCCCTATTGGGGCAATTGCAGGTGTGGCTAAAATGGCATTTGATTTTTGGGATAGTGGTGGTGTAGCCAAATTGAAGGTTGGTGCAAAAATGCTTACCGGAAATAAAATGATGGGGCAGGATGATATCGCCAATGTTCAAAAAGATTTAGAGGGTACTGAACAAATGCGTAAATTAAACGCAGAGTACAACTATAAAGTCCCAATGCAATTAAGACAGCAGGCGGGAGATGATATGCTAAACTACAATAAGAGTTTAGAGCAAGATAAATTAAGTTACGACCAAGGATTAGTTAAAGATAAATTAGATTATCAATTAGGATTAACAAAAGATGCATTAAATTTCCAATTCCAACAGGCAATGGAAACATTAGATGCTGAATTATCTAAAAGAAAAGATATTCAAGCATCTGGAATGAGTTTTATTGGTAAATACTCATCTATATCAGAAAGAGCACTTAAAGCAATTGGTTCTTCTACTAAACAAATCATAGAGGGTATTGGTAAATTCCAATCTATATTTGGTGGTAGTGTAAAGGATAGTTTTAAATTAAACGAACAAGCAGCAGGATTAGCATATCACTTTGGAGGTTCAGCCGATGATGTGATGAATATGACTAATATGTTCCGATTGATGGGGAAGACATCAGGTGAAACTGCACAAAATTTAATTGCCGGAATAACTCAATTCGCAAATTTAAATAACTTAGCACCTCAAGCTATCTTCAATCAAATAAAAGATGCAGGAGAAGATATATACAAATTTAGTAATGGAACAGCTGAAAACTTTGTAAAACAAGCTGGATTATTAACTAAAATGAGTGTATCAATGAGCCAGATGACAAAAGCATCTGATTCAATGGTATTGAACTACAAAGATAGTATGAAAGCTGAGATGAGCTTATCAGCTATGTTAGGTAAGAATGTAAACTTATCCGAAGTAAGAGCTAAGTTGATGGCTGGAGACCAAGCAGGAGGTGCACAAGCACTTAAATCTGCATTGGGTGGAGTTGATATCAATGCAATGAACGCATTCCAAAAGCAAGCATTAACACAAGCTACCGGAATGGATATATCCGCATTGATGGGATTACAACAAGGTAAAGGTGGTGGATTGACTGGTGAATTAAAAGCTGAACAAAATAAAGGAAAAGCATTTGCAGATGGAGCACTTAAACAAGATATTTCAAATGCTGGAGCAAAACTTAAATTAGAGCAAGAACAAAGGGCTAAGTTATTGGAAGTTGAGCAAAGACAGAGAATGATAATGTTGACTTTGGAACAGGCTCAAAGATTAGATGGAGTATTCTTAGAACAAAAATATAGAGCACTTATTGCAGAAAAGGGATACAAAGATGCAAAAGAAGCAATGGCTGTTGATATGATAGCTGAACAAGCTTCAAGCTTTGGTTCAAATTTAATGTCCGGCACCGCATCATCTTTAAACAAACAAGGATTAACTGATGCAAGTATACAACAATTTACAGCAGCAGTTCAAGGTACGGATAATAGTTTAACTAATTTAATAAGTAGTGGAGCTATCAAAGGTACTGATATGAGATTAGCTGATTATCTTACTAAGAAAGATGAGATTCTTGCAAATGTAGGTAAGAAAACTCCGGAACAAATTCAACAAGCTATAACCGATGCATACACAAGTATGTTTGCTAAAGAAGAAAAGGCTAGACAGGAAGCATTCCAATTACAAAAAGCAAGAGAAGAAAATATTGCTAAGCAAATTGTAAAAGCTCAGGGTACAGGTGGTAATTTTGAAGATTACAAAGAAAAATATAAAGTATCTCAAGCCGAAATAGATTCGGCAATGAAGTTGTTAAATACACAAAAAGAAACAAAATACGGAGCAGTTGGAATGGGTGGTGGTATGTATTCATACGAAACCACTAAATATTCTATGAACGATAAAGCAGTAGCAGCTGCTAAAGTTGACCCTTCGGCTCAAGCTGTAAAAGTTGACCCAGCAGCACAAGTAAAAGTTGCAACCGATGGTAATAAGCCGGTTGTAGATGTAGTTGCTACCAATGGTACTAAACAAATTGAAGCACAAAAAGCTGTTACAGTTAAACAAGAACAATTGTTAACTGAATCTCAATATAGTATAAAATTACAGCAAGAGCAAGTTGCACTTTTAGGATTAAGTACACAAATACTTTCTAAAATTATGGAAAATGCCGGCGAAGGTAAAGATGTTACATTGGATGGTAGAGCAATACGAAGTAGCTTATTAAATCAGGCCCGCAGAAATTACGGAGTAGCTAGAACGGCATAACCAAAATTTATTATAAAGATATTTATACTAAATAGAAAATACTATTAATGCCAACAATACTAGATTTATTTAAAAAAGCAAGTGGTGATAAAGATGTTACCATTTGGAATGGCGGCCACAAAAATAAAGGTTTGGGTGGTAAGATAATGGATTTTGTCAAAGCTGAAGCTAATCCAAACGGACCAAGAGTATTATTTTATAAAAAATTAGTAACTCCTCCATTAATCTATGGAACGGAAACTCCAAGAATATCATTAAAAGGAACTGTTGACCCGGCAAGAAGTTTAGCAACAAGAGGAGCTGTATATAATGCTAAAGTGGATGGTAATAAACCTCCTAAATTAAGTTTAGGTGCACTTTTAGGTGGTTCAGCAAATAGACCTTCTGATACAATTTTTGAATCAAAAACAGGAGCACCTGTTACTAAAGGTACATTACCAACATCAGTAGGTGACCATTCGGCATTACAAAACGCAGTTGAAGCAGGTGAAGAATATTTCATAAGTGAATTCCCATCCGGTCCAAATGCATTATCTGGCATTCTTAAAGGAGATTTAAATCAAATAGGAGCTAAAGCAGTTGGAGCAGCTACAGCAGCAGCTAAAAAGGCAATTACTAAAGCTGTTACGGGGGTGTTGACTAGTAAAAGAAAAAAGAATTTAAAACCGGCAACTACCCCAACCGCTAAACTTGGTGAAGCTGGTAAATTATATAAAGGAGGAAGGGATTCAGGAAACGGAAAT